TTTACATAATTCAGTAGAGATTTTATGACGCAAATAATTACCGGCTTCATCTTCAATCCATCGATGTCCTGAATATCGCATCCATATATTATTTTTTACACTGACACATACACATTCATCTCCATATAAGAAATGCAACACCTCCGCAAACGCATAATCATTCGATAATTTGCCTTTTATTTTTTTCTTTTCATCGGCATCCAATGCGTCAATCATATCAACAGCAGATGTTAATGTTTTATCAATATGATAATCAACACTATTAAAACGAACTTCCGCATATTTTTCAGGAGCATCTTTTTCTGACCATCTGCGCAATGAATTCTTATTTAATCCAAGCACATTATTCTTATCGAATTTTTGCCATTTTTCATATAAACTTGGAATGTCTCCAAAATGGAAAGCAGTTGATTGAGCACTAAACGCAATCCAAGTCAAGAATAGAATATCATGAGTATTGGATAATGCCCATCCAACGCGCATCCATTTATCATAAGAACCGGGTCCATAATAAGATTCCGGCAATGTCATCGTATAATTATGCGCATCAATAATATCATAAAACGACGCAAATTTGGTTTTAAATACTTCAACGGCCATGTCTAATTGTGCCTGGTCACGAATATTACAGATTTCGGCAATAGCACCAGAATATCCGGAAAATGGAAACATAGAATCATTTACATTGGAACGAATCACCAATTTCTTTCTCTTTCCTCCAGATGATGGACTTGTATATCCACTAGTACGTTCTTCAATCGTTGTCATAAAATCGGGTTTCAAATAGTAAGATGGATGCTTTTGACTTCTTACTGAAAGCAACTCAATTTTTTCGGCGATTGAAAAATTCGTAATAGGAATCACTTCTTTACATGAAAATTCACGGTCAGCAGGGTCAAAGAATACTTCATAAATCGTTGTTAAATCATATTTTTGATTGCTTTCAGGTTTTTGAGAGCCATACATTTGCCATCCACAATGACCGAGAGAAACACCTTCATCAAAAACAGTTTCCCATGTAAAATCAGAACGCAATGGAATATTATTCCAAACACTCGCGATTTTTTTAACAACTCTTTCTCTTAAAACACTTTGAACAATACGGTCGGATTTAATTCCAATAATAATATGAATTCCATCTTTGGTTACTTTTTTATTTGTATCACGATTCACATTTGGTTTTTCCATAACAAAAATATAAAATGATTGTTCATCGAATTCATAAATATGTTTTAACTCTTCTAAATATAAAACAATTAAATCTGAAATATGGTCACGTGTATGCTGTCTCTCTGTAATCGACAAATCATATCTTAAATCAAGATCCACCACAATTGGTTCGGTTCCATCCGTACGTTGAATTTCTGTTAAATATTCCACATTATTAAATCGAATAATATAATTGTAATATAATTGTAGGAATTCTGAATATTTGTCATCAGGAATCGAATAAGAACCACCTTGAATATTTGAATTCGATACTGGAATATCAGTATTCGGATTCAATCGATTGTCATATTTCGAAAGAAAAGAATCGTAATGTTTTTTCGCTTGTGCTTGTTCTAATGACATATCAAATCCTATAGATAATTAATCTAGGGATAATGTTTCTATATGATGTTCAAAAATATCATCATATAGATTTTTTTAATATTTAATTTTAATAAGACGATACTATAGTGTAATAATTATCTAAACACTATGTACAAATTTCTCTAAATGATTGGTGGTAACTTTGGCTTCGAAATCATACACATCGGAACCTTTCACTAATTTAATCGTGGGAAATTGTGTAATATTATATCGGCTTACAAGGTCAGCGGTTTCACCAGATTCATCAGAACATTCGATTTCGACACATGATAATTTATATCCATTAATAACACGTTTATCATATTGGTCTCTAAAATCATTCCATTCAGGTTTTGCTCTCTTGCATGCTGGACACCAATCCGCATAGAATAAATAAAGAATCATAGTAGGTGGTGCTGTTCCCGCATAAATATCTGCGTTTTTTTCTAAATCATTCTCTTTCGCCTTATATCTCTTATAGATGAACCAACTAGCCACTGCGAATACAATACAAATAACACCGATTAGTATGAAATAATAATAGGGTCGAATCGTTCTAGATACTGCTTCATATAAATTTGCCATAATTCTCTTATAATACTTAATCAGATTACAATTATTGCAATAAAACCCTAGATTCTATAATGCCTCTCGTTCTTTTCTTATTTTATCCGCTGTTTTCCTTATATCAGCAGGTGTTATTTTTGATATAGAATTCGTATATTTTGTGACATGTTTGGGATAAAAAAACTTAAAAATATTCGGTTTTATATCATCAGGTGTATTTTTCTTTATACTCAATTCACTAATTGCGGTCGATACATTTTTTAATTGTATTTTTTTAACTTCGGTGTATCGTTTGCGATTTCCAAATATATCATCATTATTTATTATTAAAAACAATTTTTCAGCAAGCACTTCATTAGACGCCTTCAAAAAATCGGTTGCACCTTTAAACATTTCTTCCATCTGCGCAACATTATAAATATTCCAGTTATTTAATGGTTGATTGAATTTTTCGCAACCCGCAAACATCCATCCCATACAAGTTACTTTTGATACATCCCAACTATTTAAAGGTTGATTAAAATTTTTACAACCGCAAAACATTGAAAGCATCTCTTGTACTTTGGATACATTCCATCCAGGTTTGTCATCGACTTTCCCCAATGGTTGATTGAATTTTTCACAATCAAAAAACATGTAATCCATATCACTTACTTTGGATACATTCCATGAATCCAATGGTTGATTGAAATTTTTACATGTATGAAACAACGATTTCATATTTTTTACATTTGATACATTCCAACTATTTAATGGTTGATTAAAATTTATACATTTCTCAAACATAAGTCTCATATTTGTTACATTTGATACATTCCAACTATTTAATGGTTGATTGAATTTTTCGCAACCATAAAACATTCTTTCCATATTTCTCACATTGGATACATTCCATCCAGGTTTGTCATCGACTTGCCCCAATGGTTGATTGAAATTTTTACAATTACGAAACATACCATACATACTGGTTACATTTGATACATTCCAACTATTTAAAGGTTGATTGAATGTGGTACAACCATAAAACATATGACTCATATTGGTTACATTTGATACATCCCAACCACTTATATCTTCGTTAAAATCATCCGAATCCATAAACAAATCAGTCATATCTGTAATAGCAGACACATTCCAAGTTATTATATTTCCATAAAGACCGATTGCATGTTCTTTTGTGGTTGAATTACAATATTCATGGACAGCATCTTTTAGTTCTTCGTTATTGTTAAATGTATATGGTTCTTTGTTGTTGTTGGATGTATGTGATGTTCCTCCTTTTAATTTCTTATTTTTCCTTGTTTTATTTTTTTGTTTCCTATTTGAGTATGTTGTTTTTGACATTATATATATTATAAAGACAATTTTTATAAAGATTTCACCATGTCGGTTGAATCGAGTCCTAAAGATTTTTATTGATTGATTTTGGTAAACTATGTCCAAATACAATCATATAAATCAATATAACCGCAGAAATAAGGATACTTCTATTTTCGGCGACTAGTTGACTCATACCAAGTCCATAAACCATGGCGATATAGAGAAAAACGCCAATGATGAAAGAATGAAATATCATAACGAGACCACGTTCCATTTTATATTATATGTAGAGAAAAACAATATAAGAAAAAGTTAGATAATATGGAATAATATGAGTGATCATCACGAATCAATGATTCATTATTCAGTGGAAGAGCGAGTTATCGAAGAGGCGCCGAAGGCGCCTCCGGCACCTCCTGCTTCCACATTTTTTGAAAAACGCATTCAAGAATATATTTCTCAACATCATCCTCAAATTGCTATTTTAACACCTTGTTATGGAGGAAGTGTTTACACTTCTTACACCGAATCTCTCATCATCACTATGAAATTCTTTGAAGAACTCGGTGTCCCTATTCGTGTATACTTCTGTAAAAATGATTCTCTCGTTTCGAGAGCACGTAATAATTTAGTCGCTAAAGCAATGTCAAATCCCACAAATACTCACTTTTTATTTATCGACAGTGATATTACTTGGAATCCAGTTGATATCGCAAAATTAATGATTTCCTCTAAACCAATTATCGGGGGAGCATATCCGATTAAAAATTACGATTGGTCTAAATTGTTATCCGGAAACCCAGCAAATCCTCATAATATCGACAAAGTAAGACAATGGATTATAAAGAAAACCGAATCGCCTTATTTACGTCATTTGACCGATGAAGATATGATTCAAAAATGTTTAGTGCGATATAATGTTAATTATTTATCCTCTCAGATACAAGTCGAAAATAATGTTGCTGCGGTTCGACATATCGCAACAGGATTTATGATGATACAACGATGGGTTTTCGATAAAATGATGATGGCTTATAAAGCAACAAAATATGTAGATGACGTGGGATTTTTAACAGGTGATGAAAATCAATATGCTTATGCTTTGTTTGATTGTGGTGTTGAAGAAGGACATTATTTTTCAGAAGATTGGATGTTTTGTGAGAGATGGCGAAATATGGGAGGAGAAATCTTTTTAGATGTAAGTGTCGATTTAGACCATACCGGCATTGAAACATATCGAGGCAGTTTTCTAGTTTCTACCTCTATGTAAAAAAAATATAAATGAAACCGAATAATAATTATAAACGTATGAAATTTACAATTATTGGTGCTTATGCTTCTTCGAATCGCGCAATTGGATATAAAAATCGGTTGTTATGGTCAAATCGCGATGATATGATTTATTTCAGAACAACAACGAGTGATTGTCCATCTGGAAATATGAACGCAATCATTATGGGAAGAAATACATTCGATTCTATCGGCAAAAAACCATTGCCAAATCGTGTCAATATTGTTCTCACAAGTAATCCGACACAGTATTCAGAACAAATCCGCAAATATCCAGAATTAATCGTATGTTGTTCTACACTCTCAGAAGTATTGAAAATGTTGGATTCGATACCTTATATCTATAAATGTTTTGTCATTGGCGGTGAAAATTTATATAAACAAGCGATTCATCATGAAGATTGTGAGAGAATTTTAGTGAATGAAATTATGATATCTGTCTCATCCGAAAATGTAGATGCTTGGTTTCCTGAAATTCCAACAGCGAAATATGAATTAGTACAAAAAACGAAATTAACAGACACGGTGACAAATTATGAATACTATGCCTTGTTGAAGGTGTAAAGGTCTAAAAAATATAAGTATAGAAATATAGATATTCGGTATGAACGTTCTTAAAATAGCAATTCGTAAAAATAGATTAGTGGCGGCCGTGTTTTTATATTTGGCATGTATGTATATCCTTCATACGATAAAACCCGCGATTATTTATAATGAACATGGTGGATTTAGGCCATTTGGACTAGGGTATCGACATAAAACAGTAATTCCAATATGGGTTGTATCGATTATATTAGCATTGTTTTGTTATATGGCTATAAATATGGTGTAAGGGTGATAGGGAACGGAATCGACTTTTGAAATAGTATATGGATTCGAAATTAATATTTAATGCAGGAAACGCACCAACTGGTTTAGGAGGAAACCAATCATTATTTCAATCACGGATGCAAGGAGGTGCACATGGTTATGAGTTTGATGGAAAATCGGTAGCACCTGGTGTAGTTGAATATAATAGAATAAATACTGCGGCGGTGACTGGAGGAGGTAGACGCCAACGTAAGAAATCAAGAAAAAATCGAAAATCAAGAAAGAATCGAAAATCAAGACGTAGATACTAATCTATTCGCATTTTTATGTTGGTTGCGTGAAAATGATACGAATTTATCTCTCTTTAGAAAGAAAGATAAATGATGAGTTTAACAGTTGGAATGGTTATATTGGGTTGTGTATTTATTATCGCATCGGGTGCTGCCATTGCGTATTGCATAAAAAGAAAATTTTTCAATTACGATCCTGTGGTCAAAGAACCCGTCAATGAAATCTAAATATGTGGTTATTTAAGTTCTATTTTTTCTTTAATAACTTCTTTTCGATTGTTCATTACATAATGTCCCACTTCAACAGCACGAGAGACATCACCTTCGAAATAATCGGCTAATATTTCTACAATATTTTTTTTATTAATTGCGACTTTTACATTTCGTTGTGTATACATTAATTTTCCATCTTTCACATTAAATGCGTCGATGTCACGTTCTTTCATAATTGTAATTAATCGTTCTGAGACTCGTTTCATATTATTTCGTCGAATTTTCAATTCTTTTTGTAATGTTTTCATTTCACTATCCGTTTGCATCCATTCTTTTACAATTGATGTTATTTCTTCTTTTGACATATTCAATATAATATTCAAGATATAATTATTATATTATTATATTTTATTATTTTTGTCGTTTATATTATTTTGTACAAATAATATTTTCCATAAAATAAGGTTGAGAGACAATGATTTTACGTTTTCGAATTTTCTCACGGGTTTTCTTTTCATTTGCTAATATTGCTGCTTCTGCGGATTCTTCATCGATTTCTGTATAAATATTTTCATATTCATCTTTTAGGA